CTCGTACTATAGAAGAAGCGTTTGCTACTAGAAAACTTTCTATATTTGCTCCTCACTTAATTGCCAAGCAGCAACAACGTATTCAGGATAAAGAATATCCTGTAGAATATCTTGAATTATCTAGAGATAGTGAAGGTAAAATTATAGATAAACCTTCTAGAAAGATTCCTATTACAGAATGGCCTATATCTAAAAGAACAGAAGATAAAGAGGGAGTCTTGTGTATCTATGAAAGACCTGTAAAAGATCCTACCTTTGGTATGTATTATGGCTCTGTTGACCCTGTAGGTGAGGGTAAGACTACTACATCAGATTCATTATGTGCCATTTATATTTATAAGAATCCTGTAGAGGTTATAAAAGATGATGGAAATGGTAAAGTGACTAACACAATAGAAAGAGATAAGATAGTAGCTAGTTGGTGTGGACGTTTTGATGATATTAACAAAACACATGAAAGATTAGAACTTCTTATAGAATGGTATAATGCTTGGACTATTGTGGAGAATAACGTAGCTTTGTTTATACAATACATGATTAGTAAGAAAAAACAAAGATATTTAGTTCCTAAAGACATGATCTTATTCTTAAAAGATATAGGAGCTAACCGCAATGTATTCCAAGAATACGGTTGGAAGAACGTTGGTACGTTATTTAAAGGAACTGTCTTATCTTATGCTATTGAATTTTTAAAAGAAGAGCTTGATCATGAGACAACTCCTGATGGAACTATCGTAAAAACTATATATGGCGTAGAAAGAATTCCTGATCCAATGCTTTTAAAAGAGATGCAAGCTTATCAAGATGGTGTCAACGTGGATAGACTTGTAGCTTTTTCAGCTTTGATAGCCTTTGCAAAGGTTCAACAATCTAATAGAGGACTGGTTAAACGTGTAGAAGTTAGCAAAGAAAACTTGGATAACTCCCAAAAATTTAGTAAATTAAATTGGAGCCCCTTTAGACATATGGGTGGTTCTAAAAGAGGGTCAGGAAATAGTCAACCTCCTAGAAATCCTTTTAAAAATATGAGATAATATGAATTTATTTTCTAATTCTATAAACAATTACTACAGTACAACTACTGGCGGTGTTGTTTTTTATACCTATACAACTAATTAAGAATCATGCAAGTATATAATGCTCTAGACCTAAAAGCGGGTAAAAAAGCTGATTATAATAAGATGGGTACTCTTACCCAGCCTATTCAGTTTTTACCTGAAAAAGAAAAAGATGATGAATGGAGAGCTTGGAACCTAGATTGGCTAGAGTTTCAGGGTATGAAACAACTTAGACGTAATGCTCGTAGACTTATGAAGAACTATAATCTTGCAAAAGGGATTATAGATAAACAAGACTATATCATAGAAGAAGATAATGAAGTGGCTGATCTTATAGATACTTTGACTAAACAAGACGAATCTGCTTTAGAACTTAAGTTTTACCCTATTATTCCTAATGTAATCAATGTACTTACTAATGAATTTAGTAAACGTACTTCTAAGATTATGTTTAGAGCTATTGACGACATTTCTTATAATGAAATGTTAGAGGAAAAGCGTCAAATGGTAGAAGATGTTCTATTACAACAAGCTCAGCAGAAGATGTTTATGAACCTTGTTAATCAAGGAATGGACCCTGAATCAGAGGAAGCTCAACAAATGCTATCTCCTGATAGTCTTAGAAGTCTTCCTGAAATTGAAGATTATTTTAAGAAAGACTACAGATCTATGATTGAAGAGTGGGCTACCCATCAAATGAAGGTAGACACTGAAAAGTTTGGATTACAAGAATTAGAAGAGCGTGCATTTAGAGACATGCTTATTACAGATAGAGAATTCTGGCATTTTAAGATGAATGAAGATGATTATGAGGTGGAGTTATGGAACCCACTTTTGACATTCTATCATAAGTCTCCAGATGTACGTTACATTTCTCAGGGTAACTGGGTAGGTAAAATGGATATGATGTCTGTATCAGACGTTATTGACAAGTTTGGTTGGATGATGAATCAAGAGCAGTTAGAAGCTCTAGAAGCTATCTATCCTGTAAGATCTGCGGGTTATGCTATCCAAGGTATGCAAAATGATGGTAGTTACTATGATCCTACCAGATCTCATGATTGGAATACTCAGATGCCAAGTCTTGGATATAGACAATTTGCATCTATTTATGATAGTAAATTTGGTACAGGAGATATAGTTGAGTGGATCTTATCTGATTCAGAAGATACTATTGACTTTGGTAAAACTCATTTATTGCGTGTATCTACAATCTATTGGAAGTCTCAACGTAAGGTGGGACACTTAACTAAGATTACAGAAGAAGGAGAAATTATTCAAGATATTATATCTGAAGAATATAAGGTTACTGATAAACCTCAATATAACACTGTTGTATATAAACAAAAATCTAAGGATAACTTAATTTTTGGAGAACATATTGACTGGATTTGGATTAACGAAACTTGGGGTGGTATTAAGATTGGACCTAACCGTCCTGCATTCTGGGGTATGAATAATCCAGGAGGTATTAACCCAATATATTTAGGTCTTAATGGTGGTAAGCCAGGTAAGGTTCCTTTCCAATTTAAAGGTGATAGTACATTATATGGATGTAAACTTCCTGTAGAAGGAGCTGTATTTGGTGATAGAAACACTCGTAGTATTTCTTTAGTGGATCTTATGAAGCCTTATCAGATTGGTTATAATATTGTAAATAACCAAATAGCTGACATCCTTGTAGATGAATTAGGTACAGTGATCATGCTAGATCAGAATTCTTTACCACGTCACTCTATGGGAGAAGATTGGGGTAAGAATAACTTATCTAAAGCCTACGTGGCTATGAAGAACTTCCAGATGTTACCATTAGATACTTCTATTACTAACACTGAGAATGCTCTTAACTTCCAACACTACCAGGTATTAAACTTAGAACAAACTAACCGTTTGCTTTCTCGTATCAATCTTGCTACATATTTTAAGAATCAAGCGTTTGAAGTGATTGGTTTGAACCAACAACGTATGGGTCAACAGATTGCTCAACAACAGACTGCTACAGGGGTAGAGCAAGCTATGAATGCTTCTTATGCACAGACAGAGCAGTATTTTATACAACATAGTGATTACTTGATGCCAAGAGTTCACCAAATGAGAACTGACTTAGCTCAATATTATCATTCTAAAAAGCCGTCTTTAAGACTTCAATATATTACAGGTAATGATGAAAAGATTAATTTCCAGATAAATGGAACAGATCTTTTAATGAGAGACTTTAATATATTCTGTACTACTAAGACTAATCAAAGATCTGTAATGGAGCAATTACGCCAGATTGCTGTTAATAATAATACAACTGGAGCTTCTATATTTGATTTAGGAAACGTTATTAAAGCTGAGTCTATTGCTGAGTTAACTGGTGTTCTTAAGAATGCTGAAGAAAAAGCTAATGCTCTTAAGCAACAAGAACAAGAGGCTCAACAGAAAATGCAGGAAGAAATGCTTGCTTCTCAAGAGCGTCAGAAACAAATGGATCTTCAGTTTAAAGCTGAACAAGCTGACCTTGATAGACAAAATAATATTACTCTTGCTGAAATTAGATCAGCAGGTTATGGTGCTATGATGGATATTGACAAGAACCAAGTGTCTGACTATCAAGATGTTTTAGCTAATATTCAGAAGCAGCAAAGTTATCAAGATACAATGAGTTTTAAACGTGAGCAGGAAGTAAATAAGAACGCTACTAATGCTCAGAAATTAGATATTGAACGTCAGAAGTTACAAACTCAGAAAGAGATTGCTGATAAACAATTACAGATAGCTAAAGAAAATAAGAACAAATATGATGTTGGAGCTAAGAAGAAGAAATAATTATAGCTCTATTATCCAGACCTTAGATGATAATTTCTTAAAAAGTGTAAATTTTTAAGATTTAAGTTGTATATTTTTAATGTAGAGATACACAATAAAAACCAAACAAAATGACTGATAATCAAAACAATGTACAGACATCTGTACAACAAGTAGACCTTGACATTGATAGTTGGTTAGGAGCTCCAGGTGCAGACAGTATAGTTACACCTACAAGTGGTAATCCAACTGGAGAAACTACAGAGCTTAAACCTAACATCTTTAGCCAAGGAAAACCAGATCTTAGTTTCTTAGATAAAGAAGTTGAAGATACTGAAGAACATAAGGATAAAGACGGTAATGTCTTACCTAAAGTTACTAAAGAAGAAACTAAAGACCTTATTGACAGTTTAGATGAAGATTCTAACAATGATCAAGATGAGGATGGAAAATCTAAAGGTGGAAGACCTAAGACAGAAAAGTCTGGCTTAGTAGAGTTTCTTAAAAAACGTATAGAATCAAAGGAAATGTTTGCCTTTGATGACTATGATGAAAGTAAACAAGATCTTGGAGAGTACTTAGGTACACTCTCAGAAAAAGATATAGATGAGTTATGGCAAGCTAACATGGACAATTTAAAGTCTGAAGTTGCTGCTAAAACTCCACAAGAGTTCTTTGAATCTTTACCTGAAGAACTTCAGTATGCTGCTAAATATGTAATGGATGGTGGTACAGACTTAAAAGGAATGTTCCAAGCATTATCAGCAGTTGAACAAGTTCGTGAATTAGATCCTTCTAAAGAAAGTGATCAAGAACAGATTGTTCGTCAATATTTACAAGCAAGAGGAGAATCTTCTGAAGATATTGAAGATGAGATCTCTACTATTAAAGATTTAGGAGCTTTAGAAAAAAAGGCTAAGCAGTATAAACCTAAGTTAGACCAAATGCAAGAAGAGATTGTACAATCTCAGATTGCTGAACAAGAAGCTAGAAAAGTACAACAAGAGCAAGCTGCTGAAGCTTATATGAAAAATGTATTTGAAGCTTTAAGACCTGCGGAAATCAATGGTTTAAAGTTAGATAAGAAAACTCAAGCTCAATTGTACAGTGGATTAGTACAACCTCAGTATCCTTCTATTAGTGGAAGACCTACTAATCAATTAGGACACTTATTAGAGAAGTATCAGTTTGTAGAACCAAACTATCCTTTAATAGCTGAAGCACTTTGGTTACTTTCTGATCCTGAAGCATATCGTCAAAATCTAGTTAAACAAGGTAAGAATCAAGCTGTTGAACAAACAGTTCGTACTTTAAAAACAGAACAATCTAGAAAGACAAGTAGTACTCATCAAGAAGATGATGAACCTAGATCTAGAAAGTTAGTAAGACCAACAAACATATTTAAAAGATAAACTTTTTATAATTTCTAACCCTTAAAATTAAAAAGCCTTATGGCAACTCCAGTTTTGAACAATGGTATATTTCTACGTGATACCAGTTATCAAACAAGTTCACACGTAGATTCGTATCACCTTTCAAACTTACTGAAGTCAGCTGAACCTACAGACTTAGGTCCTGTAGATTTATGGGCTATGGCACAAAAAGTAGAAATGCCTTTGTACCAGATGTCTAGCTTCGGTGGTAAGAACGTTATCTCTGTAGATAATGCTCGTGGTGAGTACAAATGGCAGATCCCTGTAACTCAGGACTTGCCTTATATCGTGGAAGATATTGAATCAGCAAACCAAACTAAAGGTGTTGATGGTCAATCTTTCAAGATTAAATTGAATAAGCGTTCTTTTGGTCATGGTGATATCATCACTTATGACAAGTACAATGGTGTTGAAATGTACATCACTGCTGACGATATTATCCCAGCTGGTGACGGTTTCATCTACACTGTACAATTGGTAAACAACGACAACGCTAAGTACTTGGATAATAAATACTTAAAAGTTGGTACTAAAGTTTTCCGTAAAGGTTCTGCAAGAGGTGAATACGGTGAAAGATTCTCTGACATCGGTAACGTAAATGCAGGTTTCCGTGAATTCTACAACTATGTAGGTGGTGCTGAAGCTCACGTTCATTATTCTGTAAGCTCTAGAGCTGACTTGATGATGAAAGGTGGTATGAAAGCTGATGGTACAGTTCCTGTAGTTGAGCTTTGGAGAAACTTTGACAAGAGCGTAGATCCTTCTATTTCTAACTTAGAAGACATGGCTTCTAAAATGGGTAAAGATTATGTAAAGAAAGCTTACCAATCTGGTCAGTTAACTCGTACATTCTTAACTACAATGGAAGCAGCTCATTTGAGCAAGATTGCTAATGACATTGAGACTTACTTAATGTGGGGTCAAGGTGGTAAAGTTAAGCAAGATGGTCCAGATGACATCAGATTGTCTGTAGGTTTATGGAAGCAGTTAGATAACTCTTACAAGCGTATTTACAACAAAGGTTCTTTCAACTTAGATTTGTTCAAGTCTGAAATCTTCAACTTCTTCAATGGTAAGGTTGAATTCCAAGGACCAGATCCTAAGCGTCAGTTGGTTGTACAAACTGGTTTAGGTGGTATGAAGTTGGTAAATGAAGCTATTAAGCGTGAAGCTATCAACTCTGGTTTAGTAATCAATGCTTCTGAAATTGGTGCTATCACTGGTAAAGGTATGGACTTAAACTTTGGTTTTGCATACACTCAATACGTTATTCCTTTCTTAGCTAACGTTAAGTTTGTATTGAACCCAGCGTTTGATAACATCCACACTAATGACATTGAGAACCCAATCATTGATGGTTTCCCATTAAGTTCTTACAATTTCATTATCTTTGATATTACAGATAACACTAACGATAACATCTACTTGTTAAAGTTAAGTTGGGACAACCAATTAAAGTGGTTCTATCAAAACGGTACAATGGATTACATGGGACGTACACAAGGATTCCAGTCTTCTGGAAACTTCAACGGATACCGTGTATTCATGACACAAACAATGCCAGCTATTTGGGTTAAAGATCCAACTAAGGTATTGAAGATCGTTATGAGAAACCCTGTAACTGGTGGTTCATTCTAGATAAATTTACAATCCTGGGAGGTAAAATCTCCCAGGCTCTTGTATCTATACCCTCCCTTAGGATAGTATCCTAAGAAAATCCAACCTGTTGTATGCAGACTGGCTGATCACCGGAGAGCTTGCAACTCTCAACAGGTTCAACATTAGGTCGTAAAGACCATGTATAAAAACCAAAAAACCAAATATGAGTAGTGTAACTATCGTGGAAAAGTATCCACAAAACAAAAGATCTAGGATAGCTATTAGACCTTATTTTGATCCTGCAGTAGATAACATGGGATTACAAAAGTATGGTTTAAGTCTTTTTGACGGAGCGTTCCACGAGGAACAATTAGCTTGTTTAGAAATTAACGGTATTAAACGATACCTTACAGGTCTTAATGAGTTTGCTCCAGAAGTAAAGAACTTACCAATGGAAGAACAAGAAGCTAAGATTAAAAGTATCCGTAGTATCATAGTACAGCTTGAACGTGAGTTAGCTGCTAATATGGTAGATCCATCGGATAAAGAATTTTGGAATAAGATTAAGTTGTTAAAACCAGATAATTCTGAGTTTTGGGATAAGATCAAAATTAGATGTGGTAATGAACCTGTATTTTTAGAGCCTGATAAAGATCCTTATGATTTAATCAGACTATATGCTATAGAAGCAGGTGGGTTTTCAATAGTTGCTAAATCTTTAGAAGAAGCTAGAAGAATGCCAGTTCCTCCTAAGTTTTATTTAGATAAATTAGAGGAAACAGCAACACTTAATACTGAAGTTAAGAAGTTGAGAAACAAAGCGTTATCAGAACTTCAGAAGTTATTTGATAAGAATACCAATAAGTTATTTTATATAGCTAAGGTATTAGATGCAAATAGTGCTCAGTATAAGAAGTCAACTCCAAATGATATTGTTTATGATAACATGGACAAGTTTATTAATGGAGATTTAGTAGAGAAGAATAAGAAGAAAACAGCTGAAAGATTCCTAGATATAGTGAATCTTGACATGGAAACGTTAAAAATAAGAGCTATTGTAAAAGATAGTGGTTATTATAAATTCATTGCTACAAAAGCTGACGGATTTATTTACCATATGGAAACAACAACCATGTTGGGAAGAACTCCTTCAGATGTGTTAGAGTACCTAAAGAATCCTTTGAATGAGGAGATTTTGGTAGATTTAACTAAAAAAGTAGAAAAATACTGGAATCAGTAATAACATATGAACAATAGTACTTTACAAATTAAGTTTAAGCAGCGTCTGAATAAGCTAGATTCTATGGATTATGATAACATAGAATGTTGGCAAATAACAGA